CATTTACTTCTATAGTTTTTATTAATCCAGAACCTAAAGTTGTGCATATAAAATCATTCACTTCTAATGAATCCACTCTTTTCCACCCTAATGGTGTACCCACTAAAGTATCACCTGTAACACATGGATTTGTCGCTTCAAGAGCACCAACATTAGGAGTTGGGTTATGACTGTTTATCTCATCAATAAAGATAACACCTGGATCTCCATTTTCCCAAGCACTTTCAATTAATTCTTGGAAGACAGTTGGCGCAAATAAGGAACCAACTGGTTTTCCAGTTTTTGGATCAATAAGGTTATAAGATTCTTCCTTCTCTACTGCTCTCATGAATTCATCAGTAATAGCCACACTGATATTAAAATTAGTAAGGCCTTCATCTCCTTTCTTGCAATGAATAAATTCCATCACGTCTGGATGATCAACTCGAAGAACACCCATATTAGCACCTCTTCGAGTACCTCCTTGCTTCACGGTATCTGTTGCGACATCAAAAACCTTCATAAAAGATATTGGTCCTGATGCAACACCACCGGTTGACCCGACAATACTATTGTTAGGCCTAACTCTGGAAAAAGAAAAACCCGTACCTCCACCTGATTTATTAATCAAGGCAGCTGTTTTTACAGCATCGAAAATAGATTCCATAGAATCTTCAACCGGTACTACAAAACATGCACTCAGCTGACCAAGTTCTCTACCTGCATTCATGAGTGTGGGGGAGTTCGGAAGAAATCTAAGAGAGGTCATTTCCTCATAGAACATCTCTTCCCATTCTGATCGAACAGCTCCAGATGCAGGGTAATTATCCTCTGCAAGAGCGACATTGCTTGCCACCCTCTTGAACATTCCATCTGCATCTTCAATGAGGTTTTCATCTTTGTCTTTTTTGAAGTATCTTCTCTCCAAAACAGTTATTGCATTTTTACTTAACTTCAACGTTCTCTCCTTGTTGTCTTTTTATTTCTGCTTTTAAAAGTGGATAAGGATCTTTCCATCCTTCAGGTTTCTTTACTTTTCCATCTTCATAGTAATGTGGTTTTCCATCTGGCCAAAGTTTGGCCATATTTGCATTCTGGACTATATCCCAAAGGTTTTGTGGTTTTACTCCTATTTCAACTAATGTTCCTACAGCAAAATAGATCAAATCTATCATTGCATCGGCCTGATCTACCACATCTTTAGCACCGTCGAACTCAGTCAATTCTGAGTTCATCCAATGAAGACGTTTATTCGCTCTATCCCTAGAAAGCTCTTTTGGCTTATCACTTACCGAATGATTAAATGTTTTATGGAATAATTTTACATCTTCGAAAATAGAATTCAAACCTTTATGATCTTCGGATTTGTATATATTAAAATGTTTCTCTCCTTCATCTCTTATTACAAAATTACAATCCGTACACCATATTTTAGCTTTCATATGTTTGTAAGTAGCATAATTTGTAGAACTACATTTTGGGCAGATCAATATTTATCTCCTGATAAAATCTTTAATAAAGGTTGGTAAGTAATCATAAACTTCTATCAAATAATAATAAGATAAAAGCTTATAATAATATAGTAAATCACAATTTTTCTTCCAAGTTCTAATAATTTTTCTACATTCTTCTCTACGTTTATGAGTTTCTGTTATTACTGATCCAGAATGCAGAGAAAGAGTACCATAAGATCCTTTCAAACGCCTGATACGAATATCTTGAAATGCTATCCTCAACCATAAATCCCAATCATGAGAAATGCGATAATTAGGATTCATTCCTCCAAAAGCTTTGTATGTTTCTCTCCTTATCATTACAGACGAAGTAGGAATAAAGTTTTTCTTCAATAAATGCTTAAAGACCAATCCTTCATGACAGGTTGACATTTGAGACCAAAGCTTATAAAAGTGGTTGTCTTTGTTTACTTTCAAATCATGATAAGAAATAAAAGTTTTATCAGCCAACATCATTTTATATTGAATAGATAGCTTATCAATCTCCCATAAATCATCAGAATCAAGGAAGGCAAGATAATCACTCTTCGCCATTGATGCTCCTAAATTTCTAGGAGCGACCGGAGAGCCACTGTTACTATCCAACCTAAAATACTTTATTCTCTTATCGGACTGAGAATAAACCTTGACAACACTTTTTGTTCGATCTGTAGAACAGTCATCAACAACGATAATTTCAATGTCTTTTAAAGTCTGGCTCTGAGCACACTTAATAGCCTTACTAAGAGAATAATATCTATTATAAGTTGGAATAATCACTGATACTTTTGGATTAGAAAAGGTCATCAGATAAGCTCCAAGTCTTTAAAAATCTATCAATCACGATGTCTTCACCGTATCTTTCTTGATAGATCTCTTTTATTTCTTTTGAGTGGTGCTCTTTTCTATTTGTTTCTGTTCCTTTCAAATTAAAAGAACCTTCGTTGTAATCAATCATGCTCATTAGTTTTAGTGAAAAATGAGTAAAAGAGGACCCCCTGTAGTCAAAAATAGATCCTAGAATTTCTTTATTGATAATTTCAGGAATTCCAGCCAGGTCATTAGCAATAGAAGGTTTTCCATACATCATTGCTAATAATAAAACATTAGGGAAGTCTTCATCGCTCTCACTAGGAAGAACAAAATAATCACATGCACTAATAAGCTCTCTATCTGTAAATTCAGATTTGAGTAGAATCTTAAACTCTCCATTACCATCCTCTTCTATGATCTTCTTTTTGATATTAATAAGATTGCCTTTATCTTCTCCCTTGATAACAATAAAAGATTTTTTACCGTTTAGAAGTTTAGGTAATAAGTGTTGTGATTTTCTCGGTTCCATAACCCCAACATTCAAGAAGAAAGTTTTCTCAGGATCGATACCGAGTTTCTCCCGAATCTGATCGGGAGAAACTCTAGGCTCTTCATATCTTAAAGTATTGGGAATGACAATCCAATTTCCATCTTCTTTTAAAGTTTCAGAAGTCTGCTTTAAATGCTTTGAAGCAGAAATAAAAAAAGTAACACACTTCTTAACAATAGAAGCAAGTACTTTATCGACAAAACTAGCTCTCACAGCAGAGTTAATAGTGTAAGTAATAACAGGTACCCCCAACAATTTACCGGCAATAGCTGCAGAATTACAAGAAGTAGCTGCAGGAAAACCACCATTGTTTATATGTAAAACATCTGGCTTTATATCGCTGAATAAGTTGTAGAGTTTAATAACCTCTTCTATCATAGCGAAGTATTTCAACCCCATTATAGGCTTATAATACTTTCTAAGCTTATAAAGATTCGTTACCCAAAAATCCATAGGATAAATATCAGCCCATTGCCTATGAGAGAAGGGTTTTACCCATTTAGAAAAACCCTCACAATATTCGGGTGAATCACGATAGCTAAAAGAAACTAAGTAATTATCATAGATCTTCTCATTAGTCAGCATAATTCCAGGCATGTTTTCAGATCCAGCCCATTCACTATTGTCTGAATGAATGTGTAGTCTTTTCAATTTTATCTCCCGATACATGATGGGCAATAATGAATATCACCCATGTAAGATTTAATTCTTTTCCATCCTAATAATATTAATTCTTTAATAGTATCTTCATAAACAACTCCAAAGAAATCGACTTCCTCAAAGCATTCATTGCATACTATTTTTGGCCCGCCATTCTCAAGTTCTACCATTTAATACCGTCAAAATTATTAAAACCCTTGGAAATCTGTTTTTCTAGATCGTCTAAGAAGCTATAAAAATCAGGACCACTACCACTTTCTGTTTCTGGAATCTCAATATCCTCAACATCAGTCTCTTTAAAAACACTTAATTCGCACTCTTTCGCTTTTAATTTTTTCTTAGAATCTTCAAGAAGGTCATAATGAATAGAAACCTTATCATAAAGATACTGTCTTTCTTCGTTTAGCTTCTTAAGTCTCCTCTTGGCTATTTCTTTTTTAACTTCCAGATTCTCATCCTTGATCTCGTTTTCAATCTCATTTACTTTCATCGTTTCTCCTTTTATTTTCTGATTAAGTTTGGATTATCAGGTCTTTTATACATTATCTTTTTGATTTTATTAAAAGAAACCGGATAATAGTTATTGTTATCTACACCAACATCCCATGATTTTCCTATTGGATCTAATTTACCATGAGAATGACCAAAAAGATGCCAAGAATTATAATGGGATCTTCCCCAAGTCCTCATGCAATAATGACAAACTACCACAAACTGCCCATTGATATTTCCTTCCCAAATCATAGGTGCGTCTTTGTAAAGCCAGTTATCATGACTACCTTTCAAAAAAATATGACGACCATTAAGTCTCTTGATAATAGCTTGAGCAAAGTCTTTATTCCTTAAGGTAAAGTCTCCTGCATGAATAGTAATATCATCCGCGGTTACTACTTCATTATGATTCCTGATCAAAGCTTCGTTCATCTCTTCTTTATCTTCAAAAGGCCGATCTGCATATTGGATCATATTTTTATGATCGTAATGTTCATCCGCAACGATAAAGAATCTCTTTGGTTTTTTCTCGTCCTTTCTTTGTTGATGCTTAAATCCTTTCATGGTCTCCTACCTTAAATATTGACTATTGCTTCGATAAATATTGGCATCAGTATTGACATTATCCCAATGATCCATATTCTCTTCATGCCATCTTATGATCTTTTCCATCTCAGTAAAAAAAGATTTGTTAGGATTATAATCCAACTCTTGCATTGCTTTGATAGAATCAATCGCATACCTAGAATCGTTTCCAGGTCTATTTTTTATTTTTTCAATTCGATCAGGATTTAAACCCATAATCGTTAAAATTGATTCCACAACAACAAGATTGTTCAGTCTGTTGGAAGAACCTAAATTATATATCTCTCCGATCTTGCCATCCCTTAAAACTTTATAGATACCATTCACACAATCATCCACATGGAGCCATTCTCTAACTTCTTGACCTTCCCCATGCAGCAGAGCGTTTTCCCCCTTGAGAAGCCTTAATATAGTCATAGGAATAAGCTTCTCAGGGTATTGTCTCGTACCATAATTATTTGATGGCCTAACAATAACAACTGGTAAGTTATAAGTCTTATAAAAAGACTGCAATAATAAATCAGCACTTGCTTTGCTTGCGCTATAAGGAGAAGTTGGATTTAATTTTTGTTCTTCTATAAAAGCTCCAGAACTTATAGAACCATAAACCTCATCTGTGGATATATGAACAAACTTTTTAATGTTCTTTCTCACACAAATATGAATAAGATTAACCAAGCCTGTTATATCAGTATTGATAAAAGCTTTTGGATCAGAAATAGATCTATCTACATGGGTCTCTGCAGCAAAATTAACAACAGTATCGACCTTTTCTAATTCTATTATTCCTTCCATCTCTGGATCTGAGATATCGCAGATGCAGAGAAGAGGATTATTATTCTCTAAGTTTTTCATATTACCGGCATAAGTAAATTTATCAACAACTAAAACTTCTTTTCCATATCCCTCCTTATAAAGCTTATCTACAAAATGACTTCCTATAAAACCAGCCCCCCCTGTTACTAAGATACTCATTTTTTCTCCTTTGTCAAGGCTTCATAAATCTTTTTCAAGTTAATCAACAACGTCTCTTGATTAAATTTTTTACTTAGAAGTCTTGCATTTTTTCTGACAATCATGTTTATCTTTTCCTCGTAGGTCTTTTCATTTAGCATCTCTTGTAAAGTGCAAAAGAAGCTTGATAAATTATCTACAAAACTGCTATCTTTTCTAAGTAGCCATCCATTATTATACGCAAAAACTCCTGGGGCCAGCTTAGTTCTAGGAGTAGCAAAGAGATCTTTTACTCCCCCTACATCAGAAGCGACAACCGCTTTTCCAGCAGCCATAGCCTCAATAATCACAACTGGAGTTCCTTCGTTTTTAGATGTAAGAACTAACAAGTCTATTTTATTATAGATATCTTCTTTTTCTTGCCATCCTAAAAACCTTACTTCTCCACCTAGCTCATTTAAATTTCTTTTCTCTAGATGAGTTCTTAATTCTCCATCTCCGATCACATAAAAAGTAAAACAACTCTCTCCTTTACTATGTCTTTGATAGTTTTTTACCGAATCTAAAAAACTATCATGATCTTTAATATCGGTAAGTCTTCCAACAATTCCAACATTTAGCTTTTCCTTCCATGGATCTATAGGGATCTCAAGCAAAGAAGACAAATCAAAACCTAAAGGAACGACTTCATACCGTTCGTTTTTGCCTATTTCATATTTAAAGCAAAGCTCTTTTTGTTGCAGGGGACTAATCGCTATAAGCCTATCTGTTATTTTTGCTAATTGCCTTTCAAGAAAGAGAAATAACGATGTTTTATATTCGCCAAAATAACCATGAAAAACATGGCCGTGGTAAGTATGGACTATCTTGGCGTTACCCCCTGCAATTTTATTAAAAAGAAATCCAGCTATTCTACCTACAAAACCTGCTTTCGCAGTATGAGTATGAATGATATCAGGCTGAAACTCTTCGATTATTTTGTAAATATCATAGATCGCTTTGAAGTCAAATAAAGACAAGCTTCTTTTTAATGAAGAAACATATTTTACTTCTCCATCATAATCATAAGGAGTTTCATTTTTTTCTATAGATCCTGAAACTAGCAATATATCATGGCCCTCTTCCTTGAACTTTTCAGTTAAAGAAGCAACCTGAATAGATGGACCTCCGATATTCAAACGGGTTATTATTCTAAGAATCTTCATATTTCACATTAATGATAACATTAAATGTTTTCTCAGGATTAGACCTAAGAGTAGTAAGGTTTATGATTTCTGCTTTTCCATTAAAATGATTCTTAATAAATAAAATTGCTTTTCTCTTAGCATCGCTTTTGTCTGCTGCGATAATCTCGAATTCTCTTCGTTCTGTAATCATATTATCTCCTATATTCTTTTTTTAAGTCCTTGTAGTCTTTTCTCCAGCCGTCACAAAGCAGTTGATATTTATAGATATCTTCTGTTAATTCTGTTTTAGGATTGAGCATCTTGAAAGTTCTTTTGATAGCCTTGTATTCTGTCTCTTCGGTAGGATATCCTTCTTTTGCTTCTCTCCTAAGTCTTTTTGCTACTTTTCCATTCATCTTACATCTCCATTTCATGGTTAACGAAAAAATCAAACAATGTTTCTACTCCTTGACATTTCAAAGTGTATCCAAAATAAGGATAATTTAACAAGGTGTTATGAGTCCTATGCCATTTTTTAGCTTTTTTTAAATAATAAAGATCATGGAATTCTTTTACCTTCTCCCACTCATGGCTCGAATGAACCCATCCATGACACTTATTACTCTCAAAATAAAATGGCTTCCAATTATCGCTGGTCATAATAATTGATTACGCTGTTTATAGTTGTATCCAAACTATACTGACATTCATAATCAGTTTTGTCTTTCACTTTGTCGATAGAAGGATATCTGCATCTCATATCGGCAAAGCCTTTTCCATACATCAACTCAGGGTAAATTAGCTGTACTTTTGATTTCGAGTCTGCGTATTCAATTATTTTGTCTGCTAGATCTAATATACGAACTCCATTTTTCGGATTTCCTATATTATAAATCTGACCTTCAATTCCATCAGAATCCATAAGCTTCACTAGATAAGAAACTGTATCTAAAACATGACAAAAACATCTGCTTTGCATTCCAGATCCCGACACGGTTAGGTCTTCATTATTCAATGCTTGCTTTACAAAAGTAGGAATAACCATGCCATGGTCGCTTGTTTGTCTCGGCCCAACAGTATTGAAGAACCTAACTATAGTTACTGGCAGATCATGCTCTTTGTAGTAAGCTAGCCCTAAGAATTCATCTACTGTTTTAGAACAAGCATAAGCCCAACGATGATCTATAACATTTCCTAAAATCCTATCTGAATTTTCAAGAAGAACCATATCGTTTTTTCCATAAACTTCAGAGGTAGAAGCCAGGATGATTTTCTTCTTATGTTTGTTAGCAAACTTCAGTACATTAGCAGTCCCTTCTACATTAGTAAGGATAGTGTTTATAGGCTCCTTCAATACTTTTTTAACTCCAACAACCGCGGCTAAATGGAAAATAAGATCAACTTGACGAACAAGTAGTTCTACATCCATAGGCTTTGTAATAGATCCAGGGTAAAAAGTAAAAGCACCTTTTTTGGCTATTTGAGTCAGATTATAATCAGTACCAGTAGATAGATCATCAAGAATAAAAATCTTATGACCTTTATCTATAAGTGCCTCGGCAAGATAACTCCCTATAAAACCAGCCCCGCCTGTTATTAAGATTTTCATCAACTAACCTCTTTATTAGTATAAAAACTTGTGTTGATACTTTCTGGCAGAAGTTTCTTCTTTATAGGATAATAAGAAATAAAAGCCTCTGCATATCTGATTCCATCCGCTCTTCCTGTTTCTGACTCGAAGCTATCTGCTCTTCTCCATAACGCATCCATATCGTTAAGTCCTTGAGAAGCAAAATTGAAAAGAGCTGCTAGCTTAGTTTGCATTACTTCCGTAACATCGACAAGAACAGTAGGAGGCAAAGGATTAAATCCTATCCTTGCGCTTTCAGGTCTTGACTGAACACCAAAGAAATAAACATTAGGAACATAGTGCTTTTGTTTAGATGGATATTTAATCGCTCCTTTAATCGCTCTACACACCATCTTACCGGCTTCGGCATGATCCCAATGAGCATATTCATTTGGGTGATGAGTAATTATTGTATCTGGTTTTGTTCTACAAATAATATCTCTTATTTTTTCGATATTAGGTTTATTAGTAACCAAAGGCTCATCGGCAAGATTCAAAAAAGCCACAGTATTTATCCCTACTTCTGCACAAGCCTCTTTAGTCTCCATCTTTTTTATTGTTTTCCATTTTTTCATTTCATCTCTACTGTCAGTCTCAAGGCCAACAACATGAGAATAAATACCATTCGTAACAGCACAACCGATTACTTCATCTCCATTTCGAGAATGCAGTAATGCCGTACCTCCTGCTAGATCTACAATGTCCGTAGGATGAGCACCAATAATAAGAATCTTCATTATATCCCTCCAAATTTTGTGTTATTAATAACTAATTGTATTGCATGATCTTCGGTAAACCCTGCCTTTATAAACTCCTGAAAAACATAAAAAGTAAGCCTTGCTACTTTAGGATAAAGGAGTTTCTTGTTTTCTTCGATAGTATCTATCATAGCTATTGTTCTTTGAACTCCTTCCTCTAGAGTTTCTTCCTCTTGAACATTTTTATCAAAAGAATCAAGAAAACCTTTTATTTCTTCATCTCTACAATCATCATGTACGAACTCCATTAATGTTTCTCCTTATTCCAAGCTTGAGTTTCCTTAATAAAATAATCATGCCAGCCGTAAAGCTCTTCTATCGTTAAGTTTTTCGAAAGATTTAAAATAGCGTTCTCTCCTTGCTCTGCTAACTTAGAAACATATCGCTCATATTTATCTAAATCTGTTATATCAAGAAACCCTTCAGAAACGATCTCATTAAATAAAGGTGTTCCTGGATAAGGAGTCATAAAGAATACCGCGGTTGGTACAATTCCTACCTCTTTACAAAATTGAATAGACTCCTTTATCGTTTCTCCTGTTTCATCTGGGCAACCAATAATAAAAGTATAATCTTCGTAGTCGAAATATTTTTTATTTAGAGCGACAGCATTCTTATATTGTTCTATAGTAGCTTTCTTATTCATTCTATCAAGTATTTTTTGACTTCCTGATTCAAACCCATAACAAAGACCTACGCATCCTGAATCTTTCATAGTAGAAACAATCTCATCAGTAACAAGATTTACTCTCCCTGCACAGGACCATTTTATATTTAAAGCCTTTACTTCATTACAAAATTCCAAGACGAAGTTCTTATCTAGGGCAAAGGCATCATCAGTAAAATGAATATAGTCAGCATTATATGTCTCTTTGAGATAATCCATTTCTCTTATGATATCAGAGACCAACCTTTTTCTGTATCCTTGTCCCATAAAATTGTGGTAACAATAAATACAGTTATAAGGACAACCTCTTGTTCCGACTATATTGAAACTTTTGCTATCAGTATTGGATTTTCCATCAATCCATTTGTTTCTGTTCTCCGCAGCAATAGGGTTATTTAAATAAACATCCATGTTAAATAGATTATATGCAGGTCTTATATTTGGGATCTCTTTTAAAGGTTTCCTTGCCTCTGAATAAATAATATTATCATTAGAGTCAATCCAAGAAATACCTTTTATTGAGTCTGGAGGCAAGAAACAATCCTGCTCCCACCAAGTAAGAAGATCAATAATTATCTCTTCTCCTTCTCCATCAACACAAATATCTATATCTGTTTTCGTCAGTAGCAGCTCTTCAATAGTACTTGCAATCGGACCGCCACAAACAATAGCACAACCCATTTTTCTATTAGCAGCAGCGATCCTGGATATTTTTTTAACTTCTTTATATTGAGTTATGATCCCTGTTATACCAACAAAATCAGGATCTAAGTGTTTGATTCTTTCTGCTAGGGTTTCATCCGAGATTCTTTCCACGTTAAGATCAATTACTTCTACATCATGCCCCTCTTCAAGACAAATAGTAGCTATATAGCCTAATCCCAAGGGGAAGCAATTAGGTTCCGCCCACTCTCTGACTAAAGGATTAATTAGAACTATTTTCATTTTTCTCTCTCCATAAAAGATTTGCAACCTTCAGATCAAAAGGAGTATTAATATCTAATCCTCTATCTTCGGGCATTTCAAAACCAATAAGATCTTTCATATAAAATTCTTTTTCTTCTTGAAAAGATTTGATATCACAAATAAAAACAGCACCATTACAGCGGTAGTGATAATTATTCAATTCTTGCCAGTTTTCGTTTTGGATATAAACTCTATCATTTTTTGTTTTTGCTAAACTTAACCCAGGATTACCTTCTACTTTATTAACACTCATAACAGGTTTTCTATAATTTTGTAAGAAAAATTGATAAGCCTTGACAAGATCAATTGCGTCAGCTAATGGAGAAGTAGGTAGAGTCAGAATCATAGTTGTGTATATTTTCTTATCAATTACTTCTGTATTTTTTATAACATCAAGACAAACATCAACCGCCCTGGTATTATCTTGAGATAAACTTTTCTCTCTTGCTATCAATCTCAATCCTACATAAGAAGTCTCAAGAGTTGCTTGTTCCCATAGTTCTTCTGATTCAGTGCTTAAATAAGTATCTCCTATTCTAGAATCCAAACATCTTTCTACCGCATGTTGCCAAAGTCTTTTCCTTCCTACATATCTCATGTTTTTTTTAAGCACCCTGGTGCTCGTTCCCTTAGCAGGAACAATTAAGATCACCTCTTCTAAATCGTCTTTCATTTATAAAACCTTTTTGATTAGAGTGTTTAGTTCTTCTTTTGTCATAACAAACTCTTCAGCATCAGAAGTATATTTGAATTCTAGCAAAACAGGATTATCTCTATTATAATCAGGGAAACTAAAAAAAGGAAACTCAGGATAAACCGCATAAGCACCCCAATAGAGATTATATGTTTTCTCAACTTCATGAGGGGAAATAAGTATTTCATGTAATTTTTCTCCAGGTCTAATCCCAATAGTCTCATATTTTGCTTGAGGAGCAACACAAGCTGCCAAATCAAGCAGAGAGGAAGCTTTTATCTTAGGAGCGAAGGTCTCACCACCTTTCATAAAAAGAAGACAATCTAAGACGAAATTAGCAGCTTCGTCAAGAGTCCACCAGAACCTTGTCATCCTGGGGTCAGTGATGGTTATTCGGCCTGTCTCTGCTTGCTCTTTAAAGAGTTGAACAACAGAGCCTCTACTTGCTAAAACATTTCCATAACGAACATTTGAAAAAATAGTCTTTTTATTACCACAAACATTACCGGCAATAAATAAACCTTCAGCTGTCTTTTTTGTAGCACCATAATGATTTACCGGATCTACAGCCTTATCTGTACTAAGAGCTATAACCCTAGCCACTTCATTTGAAATACTAGTATCTATAACGTTTTGAGCACCTATGATATTCGTTTTCACTGCTTCGAAAGGTTGGTATTCACAAGCAGGAACTTGCTTCATAGCTGCGGTATGGATAACAACATCAATTCCTTTCATAGCTCTATCTAATCTAGAAAGATCTCTAACATCACCGATGAAATATCTTAGTTTAGGATCATTAAAGTTTTTTTGCATTTCCCACTGTTTCAATTCGTCCCTGGAATAGATAACAATTCGATCTACATTTATTCGTGGCAGCAAGAGCTTGACAAGAGTTTTTCCAAGACTGCCTGTTCCGCCAGTTATCAATACGTTCATTTGTTCTCCTTTAAAAATAACATTCTCTACATTTTTCTTGCTGCTTCGAGATCTTTTTGCCAAGCTTCAAGATTAGATAGATACTTTGACATAGTAGCGTTATTATCCCCATTTAAGAAAGCTTTCCTATGCTCAGTCACTAGTGGCATCCTCTCTATAACCTCATCCACTGTTTCCTGCTTGGTGGGTGGCTTTATGTGGATTGTTCTAAACTCGTTTGATGAGCCCTCCGCCATGATTTTATCGGTTATCCAGTCATCTGGGATCAATTCAGCATCTGCCTTATATACTCTATTCCCATATCCATCATATATGCATATATTAAGATCATGCGTTCCTTCCAGGTCTATTTCACACTCGTGTATGATCCACATCCTTTTTGTCTCCTCTTTCTCTTTGTAAGGTATGCATTTTGCGCCAATCATTTCATTGCTTATGCAATATGTGCGACCACAGAAACTGGCATTGCATGTGTGTGGCCTTATATGGCCACACACTTTGCTTCCACACTCCTCTGCATGGTCACATATATATAATTTTTCCTCTTCCTCTTTCTCTTTCCTAGTCTGCATACGTTCCCACTCTTCTGTTATTGTACATAGTTTTCTCTCTGATTTCTTCATCACTTGCTCCTTATTTTAACCATTTTCGTATAGATTCGAACATATAAAATTTGGCAGGGGAAGCAGGATTCGGACCTGCGACACTCGGCCCCAAAAACCGATGTTCTACCAGACTGAACTATTCCCCTACATAACTATTTTTTTCCAATCAATATTATTCTTCTTTAGTTTTGACTTCTGTTTGATTTTATATCTATCATTCAGGAAATGATCAATAAATGATAAAGCCTGATCAGGATCTTTAGGAATTGAAACCCTATCTCTTACATTGCTTCTTATAAATTCTGAACCAAATAAAGAAAAACAAAGAATCTCTTTCTCTGCCGTTATCGCCTCGTATAAAGGCGTTGATGGAAAATCTAACAATATCTTATCTGCGTTTCCAAACTCAGATTTCAAAGAATTAGAGCTATACCTTATATTCTTTGCCTTCTTATTTTGGAAAGGATCTTCTACATGACAGCTTCTTGGTATTCCCTTCCAGATAAAATCCCAATCTTTTTTTGTTTCTAAAAAATTCCAGAGCATAGATTGCCAAAGATAATATGCTGAATCAGAAATAATATTGAATCCCGAAACATCTCCTGCATAAAGTGTTGGTGCATATAGCAGCGTTTTACAAGACTTCATAATCTACTCCTTTGCTGATTAGCGACTCTTTTGAATCTTCAGTGGGGCAAACAAAGTAATCGTAAACACCTCTCCTTACTTTATAAGTTATAGGGTTATAAAAGGCATCCCACCCATGCCGAATATAAACGGTTTTTATTCCAACCTCTTTCGTTGCTAAATATGCACCAAACTGGTAAGGAACTGTCCTATGTCTAAAAACAACACAATCATATTTTACTTGTCTAAAATGGTTTAAATATGCTTCCTTATATCTAAGAACCAAAGGGAGGTACTGATAAACGTAGTACTCTAAAACTCGATCTAAAATTCTACTACTTATTTTTATAGGAATTCCATAATTATCTTCGATAGTCTGATATACAGAATTATGAATCCCGCTATTCTTCTCAGAACTTTGAGGCAAATAACTTTCAGGAGTAATGATATTAACCCCATATCCTTTTAATTTAGCATCTCTTATCTCATTGGGGATCCTATTAACAAATAAGATATTTTCTTTTCTGTATTTTGGTAGAAATTCAAGGCATCGAATATAGTCTAAAACACCTCTTATGTATTTCGTATCTCTAAACCTGGAAGTCAATCTTTTATAAGGCTTATCATTTGTATACCTAATAAAACAACTATTAGGGTTTTCCATTTTCCACATAGAAGAGTAAAGAAGGTGAAAAATACTCATCCTTTTAAATTCTAATTCTTGAGTGATCTCTCTTATTCTACTTTGTTGAGAGACAAAATAAATCACCTCTTCGGGTTTGTGGTTATCAAACAAGGCTTCGTATTGCAATGCCCTATTAATGAAATTAGGTATCATTGAATGCAAAGGAGCAACGCAATCAAAAACCAAATCGGTATTTTTAAAATGATGGAATTGTAAAACTTTTATAAAGCTTTCAAACCAGCTGAAAAACTTATTATCAGTAGTGAAACTACCTAAAGAATCTAACACATTGTAGAAAACACCGTTATCATCTAAATCAGAACAAGCCTTTGGGTTCAAAGCAAAAATAGTTTCATTCTTGTAATCAAGGATATCAGGATGAAAATTTTCTACAATAATAAGCTTCATAACTCTCCTTTGAAAAGAGTATAGTAATGACTATCTCTCCAAACACCATTTTTATAAACCGTGTTCTTCAATGTTGCTTCTCTTGTATATCCAGCTTTCTCTACAAGCTTGATAAAAGGTTCATTCATACTGTATATTTCTGTCCACAGTCTAACAAGATTCATATCATCAAAAGCTTTTTTCTTAAGCTCAGACAGAGCCATAGTTCCAAAACCTTTATTCCTATGTTTTTCATCACCAATATAAAGGCTTATCTCTGCAGATCTGTTTATATAATCAACATAGCAAAGACCACAACAGCCTATTGTATCAGGATTCCTTATGATTTCCCAATCTCCATCACCAATATTGGTGATATGACTAGACTCTTTAAGGCATTCTATACAAAACATAAGATTATGTGGAAACGAATCATCATAAAGAGTAGCAAACCATTTACGTTGGTTTACATTCGAGAGCATCTTAAATTCTCTTACTCTGCTCATTAACTCAGGGTCGTTTCTCCATTCTTTCAAAAGCAACAAGTCTGATTCTTCGACAGGTCTTAATCTTATTTCCAGCTCTTCCATCTAACCTCCAAACATAGAAACAGGTATGTTCCATCCATCCTTAAGTAGCTCATAGAGAGCAGCTTTATCTTTCGAGCAATGATAAGATCCTTTCTCAGTCTGTTTCTGCCTAGAGGAATCGCCATTTTTTATATCAAGCCAGTTAGCTTTGAATAAATGAACAATCTCGTGTATTAATGTTTGATATGTTGAGATTAAAGTTTCTTTCTCATCAAAGAAGATTTTATCTTGAACGATTATATCCCCTGTATCAAGACCTTCATCCAGATGGTGGATAGTAATTCCCCTTGGTGTTGATTCAACAAAACTCCACAAATTAGGATCTGATCCTTTATTCCAAGGCAAGTAAGAGATATGTAAATTTATAGCTTTGTCAGGAAACTCATCTAATATATCTTTTGTTAAAATGTATCTATATCCAAAACTAACAAGAAAAGAGAAATTATGCTGCTTTACCAAATCTGAATCTATCTTCTCATCTGGAACAAAACAATAATCTTCTCTTATAGAATCTAAATAAGGAATTAACTTTTCGCAACATCTACCAATCAAAAGTATCATTTTAAAGCCTTTAGGAGTAGGCCGTAAAGCCCACCCCTATTTAAATTTACTCAGTTGCGCCCATCTTCATATCAAGTGCAAGATCCTTTGCAGCCTTAGTAGCCATTATCTCTAGCATAGACATGGCGTTTGTAGTATTTCCATCTCCAGATCCGCCATTAACAATTGTAGGCACCATGGCTGGCCAACTCTTAGATGCTTCTGCCCAATACTGCTCTGACTGAAGCCAAGCATTAACTTTTATCTCAAGAGCACCATCTGCCTCCATGATCATCTTCTTGCCTTCAGCCTCACCTGACTTACGAAAAAGAATAGCTGCTTTCTCTGCTTCAGCAGTCTTCTTATCAATAAGAGCAGCTTCTAGCTTCTGCTCATTAACTTCCCTCTCTCTCTGAGCTGCAATAATTGCTACTTCCTTAAGCTCTTCTGCCTTTGTTGTAGCAAGCATCTTAGCCTGTAGAGCCTCATACTGCCTCGCAGCAACCTCTTTCTTACCTTCAGCAATAATTTTCTTTTCATTTTGGTTTGCTGTCTCGACCTCTGCTTTGGCAACCATGATCTGCATCTCAGCATCTCTACGCTTCTTGATCATTGTTTCTGTTGTGGTATCAGTGATTATAGTAGGTACATCGACCTGTGAAATTGTTATATTCCAATCCTCAAAAGGATTCTCACCTCTCAACTGAATACCATCAATTTCCTTTATTTTAACTACCTCCGTAGTTGTCTCTTCATTTGTAATAGAATCGATAACAGTATCCTCTACAATCTCAGTTAGATAAGGACCATTCTGGACTTGATCATTCAACATCTGGTTAAAAAGCTCTTTCTGAACCATTGCTGCTTCAGGACTCATAAGAGATGCTGTTAGATTAACAAGCTTTCTCATCTGTTTCTGGATAAGACCTGTTTTTACTCCTGCATCAGAAGTAAATTTCTTATGGATTGCTATAAGATCCGTCTTTATGAGAGGGTAAGTATACCATACGGAACCACTTACCGAACCCTTAGAGCCATTATTAAATGTAACAGCAATAGACTGATCTACTGAAGTCCCCTCATCTGTTTCAGACGAGAAGTAAAAAGGCTTTGACTTTGGGTAAGGTATTAGCTTACCAAAATTCTGCCAAATAAGTCCTGGGTCTGTGAACGCTTCCATCTCTCCTGAAATTGCTGCCTGTTTGATCTGTATTGTTGTTGAATCATTAGAATCTATAATCCTAGATCCAAAGATAACAACAAAAAACGCAATTAGTACCACAAAAATAATCGAAATCTGACTCTTCTTTACCATTTTTTTGCTCTCCATTTTTTTAATTTAAAGGTTAATACTAATGTTAATCATTGATTTTTTTTAGCTCTTTTCAATTTGTCTTTTAGTCTATTAACATCCTCCTTTTCTCTTTCTAAGTTGATCTTATTAGATATATCACCTTGTTTATCGATAGCTTCAGAACTAGAAGTTATCTTATCTATCTGCCTCCAGGCAAAATAAACAGCACCAATAAATAAAATTGAATAATAGAAACCCATACATTCCTCCTCCTCAATGTTAATGTAGATATACTATAATACATTCTTCTTGTTTTGTCAAGCTTTTTATAAATGTTTATTTGCTCTCTCTACTACTTTTTCAACTTCGCTATCCGTCATTCCAGGACCAAGAGGTAAAGAAACAGTATCCTCTCCTATCCTTTCTGCATTCATATACATGTCTGGCCTTGTAAAATAATTCATTTTGTAATAAGGATGAAGATGAACCGGCTTGTAATGAATCCCACAACAAATACCATCCTCTTTCATGTTCATTATAAACCTTTGTTTATTCTTAATGAACATCTGAAATAAATGAACACCATCAAAGAAATAATCATGTTTTATATTATCGGTGTAATAGTTAATAATGTCAAGTCTTTTTTGTAGATTAGAATCTAACTTTCTTAACTGACATAAGGCGACAGCAGCTTCTACATCGGTGCAGTTCATCTTATGCCCAAGACTTACAATATCATAAGACCCTGGTTTGACAACTCTATTATGAGCGTCAACAGACATTCCGTGAAGTCTCTGATTCCTTAAAGTATGATAAAGATCCTCATTGTTTGTACAGATCATTCCCATTTCTGGAGCTGCGAGATTTTTAATTGGATTAAATGAATAACAAGAAGCATCTCCGATATAATCTTCTTTCCCTTCTACAGCATGAGCAGAATCAAAAACTACTTTCCAGCCATACTTTTCGGCATAACCTCTAATCTTGTCTTTTTCGCATCTCCATCCACCAAAATGAACAGGAACAACCCCATCAACTTTATCGAACCAGTAACCGGCAGAATCAATATCTATTTGAGGGCTATGCTTTTTAGAATCTACAAAAACAGGATCAATCCCGTTGTGAATCAAGCTATTTGTTGTTGCACAGAAAGTCATAGTAGGAGTCAATACTCTACCGTGCTCTGCTCCGAAAACGTTATCTACGGCCAATATAAGAGCACTAGAACAGCTATTTACTGCTACTGCATACCTACATCCTTTATATTCAGCAAATTCCTTCTCAAGTTTTTCAGTCACTGGACCCATGGTCCACCAACCGCTAGATAACACATCAGAAACAGCCTCTTTCTCCTCTTCTCCTATATTAGGTCTAGATAAAGGTATCAATGATCTCTCCTCTTAACCACCTGTCAATTAAATCTTTGTCAAATCTCCAACATCTTCCCATTTTTCCAGCTGGTAAGGTACCTTCTTTAGCATATCGTACAACAGTATGTCTAGAAACCTTCAGGTATTTAGCAACTTCGCTTGCGGTCATAACATGTGCCATTATTTCATCCTCCTAACCCATGATTGATCGAACTGATTGAGACTAACATTAAAAACGGATTCTCCTATACTTAAAAACTCTGGCAAAGTAGTAACAATAATTGTTTGTAACTTTAGCTCTTTCGCTACCATTTCAAGCATTTCAACACATTTTTTCTGTAAAGATCTTGTATTCTTATCAGGATCATCATTTACGAATTTAAAAGGTTCATCCAAAATAAGGATCGGCCTGTTTTTGTCTAAACTCCAAAAAGCACATCTTAAAGCAAAAGAAGTAACATCTATAGGCCCTCCACCAGCAGCATAAAGAACATCACCGAACTCTTTCTTCGTCTTTTTAAATCTCATTTCACAAACAGTCTTATTGTGCTTGGCAACAAAATCTATTTCGAACTGATAAGGTTCAGGAAAGACCGCAGCTAAAGCAGTTGTCACTAATTCTGAAATCTTAAATTTAAGCTTCTCAGTAACAATTTTAGCTGCTCTCTGTTCTACAGCCATAAGTTTGTCAAGAAGCTCTATTTTACTGTAATATTTCTTGACGCTTTCTTTTGTTTGTACAATCTCTAACTTCTTTAATTCTAACGATCTTTTATCTGATTCATAGAGTTCTTTTAATTTTTGAAACTCAGGATCATCTACTTTAAGAAAGCGGTAAGGTTGTCTCTCATGCTTGCTCAAAGTCATATTGTTCCTTTATAATTTCTAATCTTTTAAAGATAGACGAGGATCTTTTAGTGATAGTATGATCAAGAGTATTGATTCTATTCTCTGCCTCTTTAATAGAGGAAAAGCCCAGTTCTCTTTCCATCTGTAGTTTCTTTTCTTCTTGTCTTCCTAGAAGTTTATTCTTCTTAGTTTCTGCATCTTCTACCTGCTCAAGCATAGAGTTTAATTCTATTAAAACACTTTGTGATTCTATTTTTTTTCTAACCATTATTTATAATCCTCTAAAAGATTTATGAAAAATTCACATACTTGATCCGCAGCAAGAAGTTCTGCATTTGAACCAAAGGAAGCCGACATATATTCACTATATGGTGTTTTTTTACAAAAAGTGTTATTGGTTTTTATCCTCACAGGACAATCTTCACAGTGATTTTTATTTTGTTTAGTATGATAAGCTAAGCACAAATTGCAATCATTAGTTCCCTCACCTACTCTTTCTCCTAATGATATACTTCTCCACTTAATAATACTTTCTTCAATCATTTTTCTGTCTTGGGTGCTTTTTAGAAAGATCTTTATACCTTCAGTTGTCATTTCTTCCATTATTTCTCTCCCATGATTCTAACATTCCTTGTGTGAAAAGAGGGCAGATTTTGCCATCCCTATAAAATACATATTCTTGATTCACGAATTCCGAATAAGCTATTCCATGATATCTATGTGCATATTTCATTTTATCAGTAGCGACCCTACCAATTGCTGAGTAAACCTCTTCATTTTGCCCGTAGGATTCAACAAAACTTAAAATACTTGCATTATATGCTACTAAAAAAGAAAAGCTAACCAATATAGCTATTAGATCGACCATCACTATTAGAATCATAGTAATTCGCAAAAATTTCATCAGCAAGAATTTTAAGTTCATCACAATCCTTTAATGGAAGAAGAAGATTATAGACGTTATCGACATAATCACTATCCATAGTTTTTATTTCAGAATCATTTAAGCCTTGGATAAAAGCCTCTAATTGTCTGTTTCTGTTTTTTTCGATCCCGCATGTTCTTTGGTTGAAAATTTCTTCATGTTTTAACACAGGAATGAGGTGTTTGTCAAGTGTTAAATCGTCTGTATCAAAAATATACACACAAGGAAGATGTTTTTCCTGACTAATGCTTGTTCTTAGTAGAGATCCACAATTAATCAAAACAGAATCTTCATGTTTGTCTATGAAGTGTTTGTGATTATCGCCAGAAACAATAAGATCAAAACCACTTTTTCTCAATAAAGAGTTAGAACGAACATAAGAATCTTGCTGACTCCATAATTTCTCACGCTTAATAATCATTCTATGAGTAATAAGAATATTAAATTCATCTGGATTTTTTATTTTTGGGATTTCTTCTCCCCATCCTGCAGCATAAACATTCACTCCATCAAAACAATAAGGTTTTTTGCTTGTTAGGCATAATACATGTCCAGAAGTCTCTACTAATCCAAGAGGTATATTATCAGTTCTTTTCGTATGATACCTAAGATCATGCTGTCCTGGAGTAGTAAGAATATCTTTTTTATATGTTTTAAATAGATTGATAAACTCTCTCAATACAAAATAAGGAGTTGTATCACTATCAAAGAAATCTCCAGGTTGAAGGATACAATCTACCTCTTCCTCTTGAGCGAAATTCAAAATCCAAGAAATCTTATCTTTCTGAGTTTGAAGATAATCTTTATCTTTTCTTAGTTTTGGCTTTTTTAATCTTAGATGCCAATCTCCTGTACATAAAAATTTCATTTCTTCTCTCCGTCAGCTAGTTCATATATCACTACCTTGTATTTTTTACCATGCTTTATTTTCTTTGATTCTATGTAATAAGTCCAGGTTTCTCCTTTGTTTTTTACCCATTTTGCATCGGATAAACAATGATCTACTGCTGTGTCCCTTATAGTCTCAATAAGTTTCATTCTTTCTCCTTAACAACTAAAAGACTGATCATAAGCGTTCGAGCCAACATAAGTCACCTCTTTCGCTACCTTCTTTAAAAATTCTCTTCTATTCATCATATTAATCTCTTAAATTCCAATATCCCATCTTCTTGAAGGTCTTTTAAGGTTTGTTGATAAATTTCTTCACTGCTAAATCTTTCAATACCTTGCCTTCTTAATTTAGAACAAAAAGAATATTTAATTTGATTAGACAAAGCACTTTTAGCATGATTTATTTTTCTCCAGACATATTTACCGTTATTTAAAGATATCTGCTTGTCATTTAAAAGTATAACCCATGCTTCATTTGTTTTATTATCATTCAATAGACTAGTATTTTTTTTTATCAAATCAAGCATTTCTCCGGTTGTATTAATCTCTGTCATCCTGAATCTCCTTTTTCAAATCACCAAACAATGATGGCCATCTTTTGGCAAAGTCGTCTCTAACAGGAATCATAAGCTCTCTTATTTGAGGATGAGCAGCTTTAGAGCATCTTAGGGTAAATATATGTCTCCACTCTCTTACATTTGTATTTACGACTATTTCTGTTTTTAAGGCATTTGGTAGGACTTCTCTTGCTTCTTGAGGCTTCCGACCTTGATCTAACAAGTCCGTATAGTTTTTGGCACTAGTTTCTAACATATTAACAAACATTAATTGTTGGTCTTGCGGAATATTACCAATCCAAACAGGCTCTATAAATTCCATATCTTCGCCATATTTGACATATCTAGTGGATTCCTGAGCAAAAGAAGCCAAACGATGTCTTACCAACTCATGAGTAACCCCCCGATTAGTAATAAACCTAACAATTATATTTCCAAACTCAATCATTGCATGATGACCGGCTTTAACCATTCTGCCACAAAATTCTTCCGCAGAGTTATAGGTTATCTTTTCTTGCGACTGATAGCAAGTTCTTCCTGCTGCCTCTATAGTTTTTTCTAAATTATCTGGGTAGCTTAGTATTTCATAACTTTGTCTTATTATTTTCATTTTTCTCCTTTAACTTCTTATCAACTCTTTTTTCAACTTTCTCATCCGTTCCCTTACCACATTCAGGACAAATAACAAAAATAACTTTATTTTTAAGATAAGCTCCTGCAATATCATTCTTTTCGCAAACAAAACATTTCATATGCTATAACCTCATCATGTTTTCAGCCATAAGATTTATAGTTTCTTCATCATTTATCTCTTGTTCACAAATAGGGCAATTCTTTATCTTAGTATAAAGATCTTTCAGCTTCTCATTCATACCTTTTAATTCTTCCTCTATCTCATCAATATCAGAGTTGATTCCTTTCGCTTCGTCAACAATCAAAAGGAGGGTGTTTCTTTCTGTTTCTTCTTTCTTATTTATTCTTGTTGATTCGATTAAAGATATTATCTCTTCTTTAGCGAGAATCTGCTGGTTAAGCCTAACGATTTTTTTGTTAAGATCCTGAATAACAAAAGTGTGCTTTTCTAAAGACTCTTTTTCAAAGATTTCCTTGTCCATTATATTTGCATCTTTAGCAAGAGCAATTATATCGTCCTTTACTTCCAGCCAAATATTCACAACTTTCAGCTCTTTCTGGATAGATTTTAATTCTTTTGATAGAGTGAATACTTGTCTTCGTTCTGTTCTTTGCTCCTCTCTTTTAATAATGCTCTCTTCAACGATTGCGATCTTCTTGCCAAACTTATCAATATAGTCAAGGTCTTTAATCTCTTTTCTTAATTGTCGAATGTTCTTGTCGGAGATCTCTATTCTAGCTTTAGTTTGATTCTTTTGCTTTTTTGTTAAAGAGGAAACCTCGTTTATAATACCAAGACCTGCTTTCTCATTAAATTTCTTAGCGACTTCAGGAGGAGGGGATTGAATAAGGAAATATTGATCATGCTGACTTTGAATATTATGATCTTCTATATTTAAGATATCCTTTATCTCTTGAGGAACATCGTTTCCAAATGAGGTAAGAGGTTCTGTTGTTTCAGAAGAGATATACTCATTCGGATTATTATTTTTGCGCCTTCTTTGAACCCATCTTCCATCATCGAAATGAACGGTAACAGAACAGACTTCTCCATGCTTTGCAAATGATGATACGAAAGGATCGCTTAAGGGTTTATTAGTAAATACCCACACAAGGGCTTTTATGATTGCGGATTTACCTTGATCGCTTGCTCCGGTAATAATGTTCATACCGCTGCTAAAATCGATCTCGGTTTTTTTATGAGATTGGAAATATTCAATTATAAGTTTTGTTATCATGGTTTCAACTTTTTTAATAAATTAAAGAAAACTTTAGCATCAATAACGACTACCTCTTCATGATTGTTTTTTTTCATAATTACTAACCAATCCGTTTCTTCAGATTGATTATCTTTTGCCTGTTCGATAAACTTAGCAACTCCCCATTGCTCACAATTCTTACAATTATGAACAACAATACTCCCCTCAACAATATAAGTTTCATCCTCTTCTACGGTAAGATTATAAACTCTTGTTTTTGCTTCTACAGATTCTTTTTTTTCTATTTGTGAAAAAATACGCTGTCTTTTTAAATCATAAACAATATCATAATTTTCAGAAGTATTTATGTCGGGGCAATCTTTTATATTGTCGTTTTCTAAAATAAAAAGAAATCTATTTAAACTACTTTTTGAAATCAGAACAGAATATAAATCATTATGATTATCAATTTTGTTTTTTGCCTTTGTGATAGAGCTAAAAATACCAAATTTAAGTAGACAGAACTGTATTTCATAAGCTAAATTCCTACTTACTGTTTCACATCTAGCAAAATCACTTCTGATGCATCCATCTCCGTAAAAATACCCTCTTATTAAAGGGATTAATCTCTTTTTATGCAAAAAAATAAAAGCTCCGATTTTTTTGTTTTTGCTTCCAGTGCCTAAAATTTTGATAAAGAATTTTGCAAGTATAGAAGAATTAGCAATTAAGTTTATGGCTTCTGAATCATTTGTTTGCGTGGTTTTAATATCTATATTAAACTTCTTTTTACAGATAGATTTTACATCATTAATATAATCTATTTCATTTTTATTAAAAGTCCAAACAACCCGTGTTCTTTTTTTGTCAATATGCCCTTCCGCAATATAAAACCCAAATAAATACAATAAAGACTTATCAACAACTACCGCTTTTGGTATATCCCTGTTTTTAGGAATAGAGCCTTGATGACCCTTCAAATATCTAACAGGCCTACCCTTCTTATCGTACTTTTTTATTTTTGTATTACACCCACAAGCACATAGAATATGATCTTGATCGATTTCTTTATTTTTTGCTAGTTTGTTTTTATCCCATATTTCAAGTCTTTTTATATCATAATTATACACGTCGTTTGTTTTGCAAAAATGAGAAACGTGAGATATAGAATCAGCATCAATCCAATCATTAGAAAAAGATTCAAAAGGATGGTTTTTTGTGCAATGTATTTTCTCATTAAGATGCTTTGCTTTTAGCAATAAAGACTCGTTCGTTATTCTGGAAAAAACATCTTTGACTTTTCTAAAACGACCTTTGTGGGTTAAAACTTTATCTCCAACTTCAACATCTTTTATTTTTTTATACCCTTCTTTTGTTAATATTAAGGTCGATTCCCCAAAGCATTCGATAGCAAAGGGGAATCGCTTCTTTGCTTCTCCTACAAGTTTAACATCAACACCACTTTCACCCATTAAGGCTGGACGAATTGCCTCTTCATAACCCCATGGTAATCCAAGTAACTCCGATATCTGCTTGCAAGCCCATTGCTGTAGTCTTCTACCTTTTGCTTTTCTTGCCGAAATAGAGATACCAGTATAATTTTTCTTTTTCGTAGTTGTTGTTGTTGTTTTCTTTTTTGTAGGCATATATTCCTTTGTATTTATTAGCATGTGGTAGAGATTTGCACTCTACATAATAGTGAGGGTGTACATTTGCACTATCTAAGGTTATCGGTTCTTCCCCGAAAATGGCCCACTTACCAATGTACACTATCAGTAAGATTATCCATGTTGCCCTAGCGACTACCTATTCCGCCACACAGCTAAATTCGTATTTACTTTAAATTTAGAGTTAAGGTAGGAATCGAACCTACTCTGACTATCCTTCCAACATTATAGATCGTTAAATCTATTAGGGGATCGAACCCAAAACAAATAGCCTAATCCGTTTGTATCAAAACCCTTACTATAAACAGAGTGATTTAAATTTAGTCAAAGTTTGAATTTGAGTATTTTAGGTTTTGCTGAACTCACTCTTATAATTATGGTCTTACTATATCATACTTCTCAATAGCTCTCATCATTACTCCTTCAGGAGTAAGATCAGTCCCATCAAATACTGCTTTCAGAATAGAAGGTGAGAAACCAGAAACAAGTGCCACATCTTGGTGTTGATTGGTTGCTGGTGAGCCACTATACCCAGCAAGATTCCAATAAATGATTTTAGGGCGTTTGTAACCTGCTTCATCCCACCTCATAAGAGCCTTTTCAATCACAGTGTTGACTCCATTCTCGTCGCTCCAACCATATCTATGACCTGCCGTTACTCCCTGAGTAAATTGCATATCAGAAGCGATCAGTAAAGAAGTAGGCATTTTATTATTCTCAACATTCCACATCTTTGCAGAATCTAAAATAAGATCAAGAGCTTTATCTATTCTTGTCATCCCACAAGCACCATTGAAAATTCTATGATCATGAAGCGTGTCAGAAAACTTCATCCCCTCCCAATCTACAAATTTTGATTCAGATTCAAAAGCAATAAATTTACGATAAAAAGGATTATCTTCTCCAATTTTCTCAGAACAATAAAGAGCTAATCCTTTAGAGATATCAATAGCCTGGACTGAGCCACTTACTATGCACTGCATAGATTCTGAAGTATCGCAAAGAGCGATAACTCTTTCATCAACACCTTCCATATAATTAGGAAGAACATCGAACTGAGCATCCGCAATAACTGCATCGCCAGACCTTGCAGTCCTCACACAATCATGAGGGAACAGAACCGAAGCATTTACTTTTTCTGTTTTGCAAGTTAGGCCTTCTTTATAAGCTTCAAATCTTTTTTCATCATTTCTACCAAAAGCATTTGTGTATCTTGCCATAGCAACAGAAGGAACGTGAGAATAAGTTATTTCTCTCCATTCTTTCTTGCACATGTTGTTTTCAACAATACTGTTTTTTCTACAATCAGCAAGATAACGTCTAAATTCTCCTATCTTCATTCCAAATACTTTTCGGATAGGATAGTCTTTTCTATCAGCCCACTTAGCAGCAAGTGTGTTTCCGCTCTTTATTGCTGCAGCCCAAAAAATAGAAGCATCTAATTCTAAAGTAGTTCCGAATAAGGATCTTAGATCGTCCCATCTTCCACATTCAGGAACAAGATAAATATTCTTTAAGATCCATCTTGGGTCTGCATCTGCAAGCCATGTTAAACAACTTCTAAAACCACTTCGATTACCTGCTCCACCACGACAATCACGAAGCCAGAAAAGAAGCCTCATTGAGATCTCATTATCAGCAAACCAAGAGTTCTTAAATAACCCTAAAGCAGTAGCCTCGTTTCCGTAGAAAGCTCCTTTCTTAATGAATAAAGATCCTGCTTTTGAAAAGAATTCAAGTGAATGATTCATGCTGTGGTCGTAACATGCTGCTCCTTCATTTGTAGTTGCGCTTGCTCTCATTTTGCTCTCCTTAAATTTACAGATTGATTAATATTATCAATTAACAGTTGATTATTTATAGTTGCTGAATTCAATCTTATTAAAAATGGTCGCAAGGGTGGGATTCGAACCCACAAAACACGGTTCCATTAGGTTTGATTGCGGTAAAAAATCTTATGCCAGATTTTTATTTTCCATACCGTTGCCTTTACCAATTTGGCCACCTTGCTGTAAAATTTGTTTTCTCGGCATCAGATTCGAACTGATGATTCCCCCTCATAGGGGCGTTTTCTCCGCTAAACTAACCGAGAAAGACTAAGGTAAGGATTTGCACCTTACATGAACACAAGTTAATGCTGTCACCGTGTTCGACCCAAAGCATATTTAGGAGTTACCCCTATTGAATCTGCGTTTATATTTCGCCACTTAGCCTTGATTTTATAAACTTTTGTTGGTCTGTGTGGGAGGATTTGAACCTTCGAAACCCCTCCGCTCCAGACGGAGCTACACACAGATGAAATCTTTTTGGTGTCCAGGGAGAGACTCGAACTCTCACGCCTAAAGACCCTGCTTCTAAGGCAGGTTGCTATACCAATTCGTATACCCAGACATTTTGGAAGCGGGGACGGGATTCGAACCCGTAAAACCGAGGATATGAGCCTCGTCAGCTAACCGTTACTAGACCCCGCTAAATTATTACTATACAGAATGGTATTTCGGTTTCTTTAAATAGAAAATTTTTAATTGCTGTAATCATTCTTTAAAAGCATTATACTTTATCCTTTTCGATTTGTCAAGATTTTAATTTTCAGAATGACATTTAAATTTCTTCTAAATAGAAAGTTTTATGTGTTTGCTGCAGTCATTCTTATAAATTCGGAATGATGTGTTTCTACACCAGATACATGATAAGCCCTCCATTACAATTTAGTAAGTGTTAAGGTCAATTAAAATGTAAAACCTAATATAATTCTTTTTTCGTTATTTGTCAAGCACTTTTTTCATTTTCTCTAAATTAATTTGGGGAGACAGTTGGAACTTGCATCCAATAACATTGGGGCCACAACCCAACGGCGCACTATATTGCCTTCTGCCTCAATTAGGCTAATCACCCCCAAATTAATCCTCAATATCTTGACTTTTCTCCTACTTCAATTTAAAAAGTTTTCTTAAGTCTAAAAAATAATCCTTTTTCAACATTGATTGAAAGCCTAACCGATCAAACAACTCTACCCAATCATCCATCAAAAATTCTTCCTTTACTAAAGTGATATCAAAATCTTCATAAGGTAGAGTAACCAGTTTTTTGTTTCTCTCAGTCATTTCGTTACTGGATACCAGTCTATCATAGACAACACCCTTTGTCAACTCTTTTTTCAAATAAGCGAAAACTTTTGACTTCTCGGATTTTGCAGGATCTGCAGCACCTTTAACTCCCTGAACACTATCACTATCACAACCAGCAAGAGCTTTAGCTTCTGCCCATTGTGCAGGAGTTATACCATACTTCTCATCAAACTCTGCTTTTAAGATAATCTTTTTCCCGTCAGGTGAAATATCACAATAATCAAACATCTGGTAAAGATCTTTATCTCCCGTAACCATTATATTCCCAGGATACTTCTTGACAATAACAGCCATTATATCATCGGCTTCTAATCCGGTTTTTATAAAACTGTTTTTGAATCCTAACGCAGGAATAATCTTCATCCTAAGTCTATCTGCTTGACTATAAAGAATCTTTCTTATTTCTAATTCTTCAGGAGAAAGCTCAATCGCTTTTCTTTTCTTCTTATAATCAGGATAAAACCTCTTCCTTTTCGACTTTACTGAATCCCAACAGAAGACGATATCTTTAGCTTCAAAATGCTTAGAGATAGAAAATAGCTGTCTTAGGAAACCGAATATTAATCCGGTCTGCTCATCCTCATAAGAAAGCCGATCTCCTATTGTATGTATTGTCTTATGTATCAATCCAGAACAATCTAGTATAATTTTAGACATATCTTGGTTCCCTATCTGTGCATATTTCAGATTCGTATTGCATCCATTTCTCGTAAAGTATACCCCTCAATTTCTGTTGAAGTTTTTCAGTTTCGATATGTAATATCAACTCTTTACGAGTCCATCTCTTTTCATTACCGTCTTTATCTAAACCTTTACTAAAATCTCCAAGACAGTCAATCCAAGCACTTTTCTTAGGCTTATCCCAAAAATCTCTTTCACACAGCCAATCAACCATGGATTCAAGGTCATCAATTCCATAATCATTATAAATTGGAATAGTTATAGTCCTGATCTTACCAGTAACCTTGTTCTTCTTGATAGTTATTTCTACCATATTTCCAACAACTATTTTCTTACCCCTGACCATCTTAGTCAGAGTTTGAATTTTTTTAAGCTTAATGTAATAAGATCTGTAAAACTTGATAGCTCTTCCACCAGATTCAGTATCGTCTTCCATGCCCATTCCAAGATTCGCTCTTGTTTGGGATATCCAGAAGAATAAAGAATTTGTCTTCGCTAAAGGCCCAATTATTTTTGGAAAAGTAGAGCTTGCAACGATAGCTTTCTCCAGATGATAACCACCTTTACCTGGATCTCCTTTTAGGTTTAGATCATCATCTGAAGTTAGAGCATCAAATGAGTCCAAAACATAAATACATGGATAATTCTTTTCATTAGTAATGCTATGATACCAATCCTGGACAGTTCGAGGTGAAACCCTCTCTTCTGGTGTGGGGACAAAAGTCATTCTCTTCTTCATCCCCTTACCATACATTTTATCCAGAGGGAAATTCATTGCTGCTTCAGGTTCATCAAGAATAAGCTTATAATCCTTGAATTTCTTATTATTCTTTGCTTCTGCAAACATATTCAAAGCCATGAGGGTTTTCCCAACATGGTCTTTTGCTGATATTTGTATCACACTTCCTAATAGGTATCCACCATCTTTTTGCTCAGACAATGCTAAATCTAAAAGGTATGACCCAGAAGACACATATATTTGCTCTTCCTCTTCCTTCTTTTCTTTTTTGTTGTCTTTCTTGTCTTTCAATACTTTCTTAATTTCTTTTGCATCATCTTTCTTTTTTGCCATATAGATCCTTTTTAGAATACCCGACCCCAAAAAGTAATTAGGGTCGGGCTTAGTCATAAAATGACTAGAATAGCTGCCTAGAGAAAAATGGGAGGCAGAAAACTCTAGACAGCTCTGATGTTAATTTTACTCGTCTGAAGCCTTCTCCTCTGCTTTTGACTCAGCATTTGAAGCACGACAATCATCCCAACTCTCACAATCATCACATTCAGGAAGAGTACTTAGATCATCTCCATAAGTTCCTCCTGCAGGGCAAATAATAGCCTCTGAAACCTCTTCCTGCTCTTCTACAGCAACTGGTTTAGTAGGAGTCCTTCTACCTGGAGTCTTTGTTACGGCTTCCTCTGCAGCATCATCATTTGGAACCTCTTCCTGACCATAAAAGGCTTTGGCAACCTCATCATAAGTAGGCTCCTTAATACACTCCTCAAGCCTTACTGCTGACTCAAGCAGCTCATCAGAAATGATATACTTATTTCCATCTGCATCCTCACGATCAAGAAAAACATGACCTAGATACTTACCAGTCTGACCAGTACCCTGACGAGAAAACTGGATAGACTTACCCTCATCTGGATCGGCAAAAGCAATACAAGCACCGGTCCTTTTATTCTTGGCCAGGGGTACAATATTCTTCTGCATATACCAATGTGCTACATGCCATACCTGATTGCCCTTTGCCTCTTCATCAGGAGTATCATAACAAACAATGTTATAAAGAGTTCTCTTCTTAGCACGAAGAGACTTAACCTCATCCTCATCGTAATTCTCTTGCCTCATAAGGGCCATCTTCTGCTCACAAATAGGACACTTCTTGTTGAATGTCTCCTTAAGGCAGATAAACTGATCCTGCATTGGTCCAACATTATAATGAGCGAAAAACTCAAAGTAGTAAGACCATTCTCCTTCCTTGATATTTGGGTTTGGATGATTGGCTCCAACCTGATAAGGAATTATATCTACGATATGCTCATCCTCACCACACTTCCACATCTTAAGATTATCAACCATAACGCTGTTGTTGAAAGTCCCGCCAAAGTTATCATTTGTCTTCTCTGCTTCCTGATTCCTCTTGACTAGATCTTGTTTCATCTGCTCTCTTTTACTCATCTTTTTTGCCATTCTTTGCTCTCCTTTATTTTTTTTGTTTGCGTCTTTGACTCATCTTCTGATTCAACTCTTCACTTACCTCATTCTCTGATGCCTCCTGCTCTTCTTTTGAGATTTCACGGTACCTTCCATCTATTTTTGGTTCTGCATAATACTCAGTTACTCTCATCTGACAAAGATCCTGTAGAGAGATCTTCTTATTACTCATTGCCAGCTTCGCACTTTCTAGAGTTTCCTCCTCTTCAATTGCCACGGCTGTAAGTTCTGTTTCCTTCTTAAGACTGGTAATATATTTTTTATGCTGATCTACATAGGCCTGCTGAGTAACTACCCACGCAGAGATTGCTCCTTCTGTCGGCTTCTTATCAAAGCCAAGAATACCCCAATTCTCTCTTACCTCTAAATCAAGACCTGCTCTTACTCGTTCTAATTCAGCTTTTGCTTCAGACTTAGTAATCTTGAGAATTTCAATCGAACTGAATGCAGCACCTTTTGCTTTTGCATATTTCTTACCCCATTTAAAATAGAGATTTGGTTGCTTCCTAACCTCTCCTTTCAAATCGGTATCGTCTATATAGACATCATCCTCAAACGTTGTTTCCTTCTTTTCTTTTGCCATCCTCTTCTTCTAGCTCCTTTATCTTTTTGTTAATATAATAAACTGCTTTTTTAAGATCTTTAATAGAGGACTCTCCCTCTTTAAGCCCGCTCCTCCAAAGATACTTAATAGCGTTTCCGGTACAAAAGCAATGGTGTTTTACGACATCAATGCATTCTACTCCCGAAGGATGAGAATTGTAATGTTTTGCTTTGTTGATTATGTCGAATTTTTGGCTCATATTTTCTTCTAATATTCTTTTAGTTGATTGTGCGTTAGGGCCAAACATAATATTTCCAACACTATCCCAATTTCTATTATAAGAAGTTTTATCTTCTTGGTCCATTTCATCATAAGATTTGATATCACCAGTTTCTCCTATATCTTCAGTTTCTCCTATATCTTCAGTTTCTCCTATATCTTCAGTTTCTCCTATATCTTCATCAGTACAATCACCTATCACTTTGTCTCCTGGAAAACCGGAATAAGTAGACTCAGCACTTATACAAGAAGTTACTCCTGAAGTCTCCTCCGTTTTAATACCAGGAACACCCCGATTGCAGACTTTTCCATCATATTCTTGTGTCATTCTCCTCTCCTTTAACCAAATTCTTCTGCTATGGCTATTATTAGGCCTATTATTATACCTATCATGAAAAGGAACAAGAAAAATAGAATAGCCAAAGGTATCCCTATCCATAAAGGTGCTAAGACCCAAACCCATGACCATGCTATACAGCCTGCTAATTTTAAAGCTATAAAAACTATAGCTAATAGTCCAAAAAAGCCTACTCCTGTGGTACTATTATTATTTGACATTTTTCTCCTTAGTCCTGTTTTTCATATCGCTTCACGCTTATTACAATATGTATGCATTAAGTTCCAAGCATCAATAGCCATAATTTCCGTCTCGTATGATTTACTAGTAGATGTCGTACATGATTTACATACGACTTGATATTTACCCTTATAATTATCAATATAAAGATGTTCACTCTTACACACCAAACATTTATGAAATATTAGTTTTTTACTCATATTTCATTAAACCCAGGAAATCTTTTTACAGTTTTGACAAAATTTTCAATTCCTACTTCAAAATTATGAATACCTTCATTATCCCCAAAGAAATAAGCAAAAGGACTTACACACCAACAGATCCATGCTTGTGCTTTCTCAGACCATTCTGTAGTTCCATTCCTTTTCATTATACCGCCAACATCATTAGTAAAAGCTTGAATTCCTATGTTTCCAAACGCTAGAATTATTTTAGCATCAGAAGTTCTTAACTCAGAATCAAGCCACTTTTTGCATTGACTAAGATGCTCAACTCTTGGTTTTTTTGAAAGTTTAGGAAAGCATTTTGCTAAATAAGAAACATGAAACATCGATCTTTTCAATTCGTATTTCTCAAGAACTTTCCATATAGTACTATTCCCTACATTTCCAGATAAAGGTTTCTTCCTTTTCTCATCATCCCATCCAGGAAACTCTCCATAGATCCAGACATTATACTTCCCAGTAGAAGAAAGATTCGGACCTTTACATTCATCTGCAAGAGAACATCTTCTACAATCAGCAACCCTTTCATCACGGTATCTCGAATTAGTTTTTATCGCTCCATCAAACCCGATTTCTCCTTTTCTAATCAAATCAAAATCATGATTGTAAATCTCTTCACCTAGAAACTTATACATAGATGGAAATTTCTTTTTAGGATCTTGATTAATATCAAAAGCAAGATAATCAGCAATATTTTCAGGAGTGTGATCTAAATCATAAGCTCCTATAGTTTTGAGTAGTTTACCCAAAGCACTTTCTGTCTTGCCATCCTTATTGAAAAATCCTTTTTTATTTTTATTCTCTTTGATAGTAAGAGCTTTCTTCTCTCCTATCCCTTTTATCTCTAGAAAAGGACAGTAAAGATTGTTATCCTTGGTAGTCCATTTCAAAGGATCTGATCTGCCAATTTTAGGAGGTAGGGCCTTTAAGCCATTGTTAAAACCTTCTATAATAAGCTCTTCTTTTTTATCATCTTGGCCAAAAGAAAGACTTGCACAAGTAAACTCAGCTGGATAATAGAATTTAGCCCAAGCACACCAATAAGAGATCATTGTGTATTCTACAGCGTGAGATAAATTAAATCCATAACCTCCGAAGCTCTCTATATCTTCCCATAATTGAGTAGAAGCAGCTCTGTTCATAGTTCCCTGGCTATGGCAACCCTCGACAAATGCGTCTTTGAAAGGTTTTAGCTTATCAGCACCCTTAGATTTACCAATAATTTTACGAACCTTATCAGCTTCTTTCCAAGGCAATCCAGCCAACTTGTGCATTATTTGCATAACTTGCTCTTGATAAACAATAATACCGTAAGTATCTTTTGTTAATTCATGTAAATCAGGGTTTTTATGTTTCCATTCTTGAGATTTGTGTCGATCAACATACTCATCTACCATTCCAGATCTTAATGTTCCAGGACGATATAGAGCATTTATTGCTACTAGATGACCGAATTTTTCAGGAAGGATTCTTTTGCAGAGGCCTCCAACGCCTTCAGTATTAAACTGAAACACTCCAGCGTTTTTCGCTCTCTTAAAGTAATCATAAATACCTGCATTGTCAAGGGGTAAACTCTTAAAATCTACATCTTTTTTATGGTTTTCTTTTATAAGGGCTTTCGCCTCATTCAGAACAGAAAGCGTTTTAAGCCCAAGCACATCAAGCTTCATAAGCCCACAATATTCTGCATCATCCTTCGACCAATTTATGACATTAACACCTTTACGTCTTACTATATGCGCTCTTGATCCATTCGTGATAGGCTCTGCTGATACTATAATAGCTGATGCGTGTTGACCGGCACTTCTTACCTGTCCTTCAAGTTTGATAGCATACTTAACAATGTCAGGATATTTATTAGTAAATCTAATACCCTCTTCTGTATTTCTAGATGCCCACTTAACACATTCTTCTATATGATCTTCATATTCAACTATCTTGGCAAATTCATCAACATCCATATAGGGAACATCAAAAACTCTGGATACATCTCTTATTGCAGATTTTCCTTTCATAGTTCCAAAGGTAGAAACTCCTGCTATGTTCTCTTCACCATAAATATCCTGGAGATGTTCTCTTACTAATCCTCTTTTGCAATCTTCAAAATCAAGATCAATATCAGGATAGTCTAATCTCTCTTCGTTGATAAATCTAGCGAAAAGCAATCCGTATTTAAGAGGGTCTACAGTGGTAATGCCAAGTAGATAAGCAAGGAGACTGCCTCCAACAGAGTTGTGAACTCCAAGACCTTCTATATTATAACTATGAGTCTTATCAACAGTTATGTCGTGAACTTTACCTTTGTGTGGCTTAAACCGAACCTTTTTAACCACCGCATAACTGCGTTGTTCTTTACAAATATTATCTTCTGTTTTAATAGAAAATCCGTGTTTGGTTTTTTGAACCATTTTTTAGCCTCTAATTCCTTTCTATGTATTATTTGGTAAACCAAATTGTTGTTTTTGCAATATTTATTAGCAGCTATAGTCTTATTTCTTGTGCCTTTTCGTTTAGCACCTTTTAATTCTATTATTTTATCACCGACAATAAAATCTGGGTTATACATTTTAGCTTTCCCTTCTAAGACATAAGGGATTCTTAGTTTGCATCTCTTAACCTTTATTTCTTTTTCGAAACAATGAATCAGGAATAAAAGTTCATAAGAACTGTCAAACCAAATATCATTTATATATCCAGAAACATATCCTTTCGGAGCGAACTTTCTTGCATAGTCAGGATCGTTACTCATCCGTTTTCTATGCGCTTCTATTCTTTTCTTTATTGCTTCTGGAGTTTGGGCAAATCTCAACCCAACTGCCTTCCTTGCTGTCAAAGAAGGGTCTCTTTCATGTGCTTTTTTCTGAGCTATTCTTTGTTTTTCTTTAACCGATTCTTTATTCTGTGCTATTTTTTGAGCCTTGGAATTTTTATTTACCCAGCCTTCAGTATTTGTTACTACTTTTAGAATACATTTATTACAAATAGGCTTGTACGCTAAACCATGTTGTCTGTTAGCCAATCTTCTTATTTGAACAATAGATTCTTTTTTACATTCTGAGCAAATAAACCCAACTAAATGTTTAGATTTATTAGCTGCTAGTTTAGATTCCTCTATTGTCAAGGACTCATCATTAGCCATTTTTAAGGCTATTTTTTCTGGATTGTTTTTCAATAATCTAGATAATCTTATTTTGTATGACCATTCTTTATCTTTTTTCATACCAACTCCAATAAAAAACCCTTTTCAAGAACGACTAGATAAATAACAACTTAGATATTTTACGCCAATAAAGTATCTTACCTAATCATCCCTAAAAAGGGTATAATAAACATATTTAAAGTTATATTCTACTTTATTGGCTATGCCTATTATACCATATTGGAGATGCCCTACAAAATGGAATTATCTGAAATCTATTATCTCGTCTCCTTCTTTCAATTCCGCAGCTTTTATCCAGCCATTTTTAGTATAAATCTCATGATCTTTTGTGCATTGTATTAATCTTCCATCTTCGGTTTCTATCTCACAAACAATTTCATCACAATCATATTCTAAAGTATTAATAACAGATTGAATACTTCCGTCATGACTAATAACTTTATCCCCTATCTCTATATCTTGTATTTTTTTCTTGATGATTTTATCGTTTAAAACGAGATCAACAATAGAATCAGGTAAGAAACAACCCCTTCCAGGCCCACACATAACATTATTTTCTGCACACCAATTGACAAGTTCATACACGATAAGAAAATACTTCGAAAAGTCCTTGCTACTAATGAGTTCATATTCCTCCTCTAATCTTTCTTTATAAATAGGGTTACCAGCTTGACCAATCTCTTCCAATCCTTTAAGACAAAGATCTTTTAAAGTATCATTTGCATCCATACCTTCAAACATAGGAGGTATAGGAAGATATATTTCTTGTTTTGGAATTCTAAAATCTGAGCATTGATCTACTATTTTTTGAGTGTTATTAAGTGAAGCTTCTATCACCTCTTCAGAAAAGAAATCTAAATTCTCAAGAGAAGTTTTCATTTCATCTCTTGTTCTTAGATAAAGACCGTCAAAACCAAAAGACCACCTTTCAGGGTCGCTCCATTTCTTTTTACTATTAATAGCTAGAAGAATTTCTTGAATTATAGCCTCATCTTCATTAACATAATGACAATCGTTTGTAGCTATTACTTTGTCAAGATCAAATCCTATATTCTCTTTCATAAATTCATGAATAGTATCTTGTACTTCAATTTGATGTGGCATTATTTCGTAATAAACTTCTGCTTTCTTTTCAAGATCCTGGAGAAATTCTACTCCGCCATCTAAAAGTAGAAATGATCCTGCACATGCGGTCCCAAAAATCAATCCTGAAAGATCGCTTTCAAGAAGAGATTTGAAGTCAATCCTAGGTTTGTAGTAGAATCCATTTAGATTTGCCTCTGTGAGCAATCGTAGGAGCGTATGCCACCCATCTATGTTCTTAACCCAAATAGATATATGCCCATATTTGCGGGTCTCTTTGACGAGCATGTCAGGAACAATATAAGCTTCGCATCCTGTAATAGGATTAATACCATATTTGTCGCAAGCATTTTGGAATTCGATAATTCCGTCAACACTAGAATGGTCTGTTTGAGCCAGGGAATCA